CTCACTCCTTGATAGTCTAGGAGGTTCTTTACCGAATGCCCTCCGAATTTTTTTTGCAAGTTGTTTGATTATCGGTTTGACAACTCTCAATATTAATGGGGTTGCTGCTGCAGCACCAGTTGCTATCACTGCAATAGCAGTTGTTGTGCTTACCTCGGCGGGAGAAGGTAGATAGTCTTCAACCCAAGTTGTAGGTTGTTCTTCGGTGGCGATAACCTCTTTATCTTCAACTGTCTTTGGTATCTCAGGTATTGGAGGAGTTTCAAGGGGTGGGTTCTCCGTGTTTGCTACTGGTGGAGGAGGTGTTTCCTGTATGATTATCAAATCCTCTGGCGTATATTCGATAGGATCGAATGATGGGGTTTCAGCATCACAAAAAACTTGAGTCCCATCTGGATCATCATCCTTTAGAACTCTATTTTTTCTACCATCTTTATGTGCCTCTACACACCCCGGTATGTTGATAACAGGTACACCAATGTAAATGGTGTCTGTTATTGATGGCACTCTTGGGATTGACACATGAGGAGAATTGATCCATGTGTGTGGCACAGATGGTATCGCTAGTCCTTGTATTTCAACATCAGATATTTCCATAAACAAGAGTCATTGCCTGTCGCAATTCTTTAGCATGATTTAATTCATCCTGTGCAATCTCATCGATCTTTTTGTCAAGAGGATGATATGCAAAATATTTAGTATATGTTTCATAAGCATGCTTCTCTATCTTCATGTTGATGTCATAAGCGTTCTTAGGACTAAGAAGATAGTACCCAACCATAATCCAATAATAAAGTAAAACAAGATGTTTGGCAAAGAAGCGGTCAATCCAATACTTGTTACCTTCTCTAAGCTCCATTTCTTCCAGATGTTCTGTTTCATTAAGTGCCTGATAAAAATGCTCTTTCATTAGATATATGTGTTCTTCACCTCTAAGACCTAAAGATTCACGAAAATGTAACACACTGATAAATGCGAAGTATGGTGCTCTTGCGATAACTTCTAATACCCAAAATCTTTGAAAGTCTCTACCTCTGTAAAGAAAATCTAAGATATAGATTGTGGTATCTAAAATAATTGTATTAAATTTTTTCATGTTTTTCTGAATTAATAAAGTTATCTAATATTTTTAGAATTAAATTTTTAATTTTGTTCATACGAATATAGAATGTGTCCAAGCATATTGTGGGTAGAACCACAGTGCTGTGCCTATGGTTGTAAATATAACCAAGGTAGATTTAATAGGTAGATCTTTCATTATTCCTCCTTCTTAATTGATTCCAAAGAAAAAGGATGTTCGTGTAGATACGGAACATCCTCTCTTGCGTGTCTTACTGCTTCAAATGCGTCATCCGCATATTCACCAATTTCGTGGTGTTCATTTTTTTGGTCGTGCCAACTTAAAGTGTAGTGGGACATGATAGTTTCAACTCCAGTACGCTATTATTTATAATAGCACACTAGGTATAATTACGCATTAATGTGTGGACTCACTAACAGTTCTTATTTAAATCCTCTGCCATACTTCCACCAATCTCTGCACCTTGATTACCACTAAACATTGTTACCCAACCAGCAGCAACCCAACCAACAAAGGGAATATTAGAGAGAGCAGGAGCAGCAGCAGTACCAATACTGGAACCCACGAGTCTTCCTGTTCCTTCTGCACCTCCGATTGCTTTGATACAAGCTTCTGATTTTCCGTTTCCTTCTTTAACTGTGGTTGTTTTATGGTGTACTGCACCGTCCATTGTGTATTGCTCAGTGACTTTTTCAATATTGTTAGCCAACCCAAGAAACCCACCTTTCTTTTTAATATCCCTTTCCACATGCATAACTTTGGGATCGTTTGCACGATACTTTATACTATATCCATTATGTCCGACATCTGCTTCATATGATGTATAAGGACCAACTGGTAAATTGATACTTGGTAATTTACTTTGACGATTTGATAAAGAACCTATCATACCAATGTGGGATAAACCAATAAGTCCACCTAAACCGAGAGCGAACCATTTACCCCATTTCACTTCTTTCTTTTCCATTATCCTTTCTTAGGTGGTACTGAAGGTGCAAGAACCATTGGTGCTTGTTCTATTCTGATTGTTTGTGCAGGTGCTGCTTGAGTTGCTTTTTCTATAAGCATCTCCATGTCTTTCTTGGAAATGTTTGCTGATCCAGATGATGCACTTGATTTTCCACTTTTCTTACCTGCTTCAACACCAAAAGTAGCTAGGACCCCTGTAAAGACCGAAGCTATGAAAGTTGGATCAATCTTATCTTGTTTTGCGAAACCTGGAAATGTTACATAATTAAGTGTTAATATTCCACCTGCCCAGACTAAAATCCCAAGTCTTACAAAAGTACTTAGGATTGCCATTTGCTCTTCTTTATCATCTACTGCCTCTTTTAGTTTACCTAGAGGACCTTTAGGTTTTACTTCTTCTTTTTTAACTGCTTCTGCCATTTAATTGCTTGGGTTATGCAGCCCTATTTAGAAGATTAAGTTTTCTAGAAAGGAACTGCTGGACTCGAAGGTAGTGGTGAGGAAGGTGATGCTAAAGGACTTCCCATATCAGGAACAAGTCCTCCTCCAGTTAAACCTTCAAGTGCTCCTGTACCGAGACCTCCTGGCATAACTGATTCCATTACTTTACCTTTGATGTTCTCGATAATCGCATCCTTGCGTATGAATACGTAACCAGCAACACCAACAACGGTGATAGATACAACACCGCTTGCAATAGCGATTCCATTTACAATTTTCTGTAACATAATACTATTTAATTAGATTTACTATAGTATGCTTCATAATATTTTATAAGACCAGCAGTTGATACCTGCTTACTTACCCAATCATCGGCACATTCATAGATTGACCTGTTGTCATCAAATTTTTTCAACAGAATTGATAATGAATCTCTTCTGAGTTTCATCTTTTGTTCTGAATAATCAGTCATAATATTTGGTCAGTATGTTTATTGTAGCACTATCTATATCCTTTGTCAACGGGTAGTTTAAATTGTTTGCAGACAAAATAATCACCAACTGCTTTACAGGAGAATGCTTTATCTCTACTCATCTTCGCCAATAAAAAAGTTATTGAGATAAGTTGGATTACTATAACGAGTGGTAATCCAACTTTTAATAGTGTCTTTGCTTTACGGTTCATAATGTTATGATATCGTAACTATATATCACTTACCAAACATAAAAAAAGACTCCCGAAGGAGTCTCGTATAAAGTTGTTACTGAAACTTAGAAAGTGAACTTAACACCTGCTTTAGCAGACCAGTCAACGTCATCTTCTGCAGTTACACCAGAGATTTCTCCGTAGAACTTATCATAAGATCCACCAACGTATCCAATGAATTCTACATCACCGAACTCATCAGCAGTTTCTGTGTGAGTCACTGTAGGACCACCAGATACATACCAACCGATTCCACCAGGTGTTTCTCCTTCGTATCCAACTACTGCTTCTAATCCACCAGATGTGTAGGTGCCATCAGGGTATGAACCAGTTGCTTCCAAATTAACGTATGGACCAGCAAAGGCTGCACCAGCGAATAGGAATGGAGATGCTGCTACTGCAGCGATTGTTGATTTAATCATTTTTGTTTTATAGTATCTCGCAAGCAATAAAAAAACCTGCGGATGGAAATTCTTTTCGACTAAGAATTTTACATTCTACGCAGGGGCACGATCTTTCGATCCCGTTGTTCTATGTAATGGTATTTATTGTAACACAAGGTTGAGGTTGTGTCAAGTGTGTTGATTTCTTTACCTTTTGACCTTTGCCCAATCCATATCGAAGAGGTACAAACCCTTGTCCGTAAGAACGTGATTGTACATTTTCTCAAATACAGATGGTGGCATTGTGACAACGTGAGCACCTGCACCAAAAGAATCTGATACTGTTTTTACATCTCTTACAGATGCAGCGAGTATCTCTGTTTTTCTTATATTCTGTATTGTATAGATATCACTTATCTGATCAATTAATTCAATACCAACAAAAGAGTTATCATCAACTCTTCCAACAAAAGGAGAAACATACTTCGCACCTGCCTTTGCTGCGAGTATCGCTTGTGCTGCTGAGAATATTAAAGTCACATTTACATTTACCAAGTCTCTTGATAACTTCTTACATACCTTTAATCCATCAGGAGTGCAAGGAACTTTGATAGTTGCGTTCTTTCCAAACTTACGAGAAAGACGTAGACCCTCCATATACATTGCATCAAAGTCACCAACGACTTCCATACTGATGTCATCAATACCCATATCAATAAGTTGTTGATAAACTTCTTCTGGGTCTCTACCACTCTTCATAATCAGAGTAGGATTTGTTGTAATACCATCAATCAAATCAGTCTGAAAGTGTTTTTCTATCAATTCTGTATCAGCGGTATCCAAAAATAACTTCATAGTGTCTATAAACTGTACCTATATTATAACACATATTTTTAGTTTGAAAACCTCAAGTTATTATTTGCTAAATAAAGCTACGTTAATAGGTAGATTTACCAATGAAGAAATTTTTACCTTTGTTATTGTTGCTTGGTATGGGGACTTCCGCATACGCTGGCGGTATCGTGAGTTCACACACATCAAGTGTACAATTAACCGTTGATGCGGCTAGAACAGACGCTTCAAGAATTGGTTCAACTTTCTCAATTTCTGGTAGTAACATCGATACAACTGATGGTACAACTGCTGGTACAGTTTCTGCAGGTACAATCACATCAGGTGTATATGCACCAGGTACGATTGCAGCTACTCAGGACACAGCAGGTACGGCCTTCAGC